AAAAGTACAAATTCGTCCTTCCAGTCGCCTTTTTGATTTTGAGCAATCTGTCCACTGTACTCAATTTCTCCACGCTTCATCTTTTCAGCATGCACGATTCGTGCCTCTGACATAATGATCTCGCTCTTTTTTTTATTTTTATAGATTTCAGCACCAGTCTTTAACGCCGTGCCAATGATACTCCACGGGAACATAAAACTAATACCAGGTAGCTTTTCTTTTTTTTTCAGCTAACATTCTTTTTTGACCTTGAACTTGTTCTTTGTCTCCTGTTGGGATTCTATTGAACGAAGCTCTTTCCGCTGTAGTCTTAGATCTTACATCTATTTCTACATTTTGATCAGGAATGCTAATTGTTTTTTGTTTTTTATAGTTCATCATGATTTTTTACCTTTTTCTACCCCTTTTATAACACCTTTATTCTTAGATGCATAGAATATCTTTTCACCTTTTTTCTCTCCATACTTTTTTTTCATGGATTTCATAATTTTTTTACCTTTTTTAGTCATCGGCATAGTTAATCCTCCATCATTATGTTAGCTTGACTGATTCCTTTGCCTGCAAGGCTCACTCCAGCTCTTAATTTAGCTAATTCTTCGTTTTGATCCATTTTATCTTCAGCTAATTCTCTTGATTGCATCAATTTTGCTCTGTTTAACTCTACTTGAGCCTTGTCATATTCCTTTTTACGTTCATTTTCCATTGCTCTTAGGTCAACTTCACGTGCTTTTAGCTTCAATAGTGGGTCTGAATCAAATTGAGAAGTGATTTTGTTCTCTTCTTTCATAAAATCATCAGTCATTTCAGCTATCAACACCGCTTTTCTTGCTTCTACTTGTTGTGTCATCTGTTGAAGTTGTTGTTGAATCTGTGGATTGTTAACTGCTTGCTGTTGCATCATCTGCATTTCCATTAATTGTTCTCTAAATTCAAGTTGAACTTGTTCTTGAGCCATAATTGAGATGTGTTCTAATATATTTTTCTGTATCGAAGCCATAATTGCAGGATTATTTCTAACCATGTTAGTCGACATAAAGTTTAAATGTGCTGTAATGTGTGCTTGATGATCTTGTCCAGGGAAAGCTTGGAAAGGTTTACCACCTAAAGCATTAATGTGTTCAATACTTGGGTCCACTGGNGAAGGTGGTGGAGGTGGAGGTAATACTGCATCAACATCCTTAACACCAATTGCTTCATACATGTTTCTATAAATTTGATACATGTTATGTAATTGTGGATTAGACGTTGCAATCTGCAATTGTGTCTGTGCTAAAGTAATTCTTTGTGACATCGAAAATATATTCGGATCTGCAACTGGAACAACATCCACTCTATCATCAAAGTCAGTTTGTTTAATATTTCTTTGACCCCCTACAACATCATAAGGATATTCAGGAGGTAAATACTGTGCAACGATTTTAGCTAGTAATTTAAATTCATTTTTCATAGCTGCATAACATCTTTTGTGTATTGCAGACATAACTCTTGAACCTCTTTCAAGTAATGCAACCGTTGTACCAACAGCAGCGCCTTGATTACCATCACCCACTTGCATATCAGCAATAGCCGCAAATCTTTGTCCTGCACCTACTACAACACCCATTAATTGTAATAGTGTTTGTGAAGGTTCTTTGTAAGGTAATGGGAAGAAAGCATCTCTTAATGAACCGCCAGGTGCATCTACATCTTTAAATTCACCAGGTTGAATTGGAGAAGCTTCATCTCTAACTCTAACTCCTCTTTGTTTAAATCCAGCAGGTAAATTAGATAATGTTCCTGCATCTAATAGTTGTCTTAAAGCTTGTGTTGCAGTTCTGCTTAATCCACCAATCATGTGAATTAAACCAAAACCATAAAAACCTAATCCTGGTAAAAATTTAAAATGAACAAAGTATTGTATTTTATTTTTCTTAATATCATCAGGAGCATAATTTCTTCTAATAGAAAGAACTGTTCTGCTACCTTCTTCTACAGTTACAATGTAAGGAAGTTTAATTCCTGTTTCTTCTCCTTCAGAATTTTTATCTTCAAAACCTTCTAAATCTAAATTAACGTGACACTCTAACAAAGTATATATGTCATCTTGTTTTCCAGATTTTCTTGTACCTTCTAGCTCACGTTCTTTTTTTTCTAACTCATTATTATTATCTGAATTAGGAGCTGTTAATTCTACGTCAGAATAAAAACCGTTGACTTGTTGTTTTCTTAATTCGTTTTCAGAAATCTTCACAGTATGAATTACTGCCTCCGCATCGTCTAATGAGGTAGCCGTATACGGGACAACTAATTCATCTGCTGGTATAAACTTAGATACTACTCTGCCCATGTTAGTATCATAGTAAACTTTTTTAAATGTAGATCCTGAAAGAGGTAAATGAAATAACATAGAATCAAATTCTGATTCATATTCTTTCATCTGATCCATAATCAAATAGTTCATGTAATCTTTTACACGTTGTGACTGTTGTTCAGTTTGTGGAGTTTTAACTCCAATAACTTGAGTTCTTACTGGACCATCTGCTGGTAATAATTCTTTATAAGCTTGTGCTTGAAATTGTGTGACTGCTTCAGCAAGTACAGGATGCGTTGCCCCACTTGCTCCTTGAAAAGGTTCTGTTCGATCATCGTATTTAAATCCTAATAAATCTAAACCTTTAGTATAAGTTTGTTCCCAATCTTTTCTGGACATTTTGTAGTCCATAAAATTTTGAACCATTTCATTTCCAATAGGTTCTAAAACTTCGTCTGGTAAAATATCTGCTAGGTTGTCAAAATGATTTTGTGTTCCAGGTACATTGACAGAACTTGGATCAAAATTAATAGTTGCACCACCATCTTCTTCTGGTGTTACTTCAACAGGTCCTTTTTCTACTTCCTCCTCTTGAACATCAACTTCTTTTAGTTCTTCTTCCGAAGGAACTTCAATTTCAGTACGAGTGTTAGGGAGTCCTTTATCTATGTCTGCCATTCAATTCTCCTATGAGTTAATAACACGGTTTTTAAGGGATAGCAACCCTTCTGATTGTGGACCACTTTCAGGTGGTATTGTTTTAGTTAAATTAGCTAATCCTCCACCTGCAAATTTTTCTTGAGTGCCAAATAAACCTCTTTGATCTGGTTCTCGCATCCTAAATAAAGTACCTTCACCGGGTTGTAAAGTCTCTTCACCAATTGATTTTAGATAACTATTTAAAAGTTCATCACTTGCCGTAAAAGATCTGTCGTAAGTTGGCAAAGATAAATCTATCTGCAAATTTTGTTTTGCAGTCATAGGGCCACTTCTTCCTAAACCGGCGCTGGCAGGTAGTGCAAATTTATTTGTTAAAGGAGTAGTCTCTGGTGCATCTGGTGCATCAAACATTTTTGGTTTAGCTTTAAATCCACCTTCAAATTCATCTAGTGCTGTTTGATAATCCATAGCTCCTGTTTCAGGAGTAGTATTAATTTTATTTTTTAAATCCTCTTGCATTTTAAAATATTTTTCTGATCCAGGCATTTTAGAAGCTATTAAAGAAGAAGGAAAAGATAAATTTAATTTTTGATATTGATCATAATCTAAAAAACTTTGAGCATATTCTTTTGCAGCTGGAGATAAAGGTACGTTTGATTCTAATAAATTTTTTGCTCTAGCTGCATTCTCATCTAAATTTAAAAGACTCCCTGTAAGAGTTTTTGCAGCTGCAACATTTAAAGGAAGCCCTTTTCTTAAAACATCATCAGCAACCATTGCTGTGTCAAAAGCAACTGCACCATATAATGCAGGTTTACCTATTAAATTTTCCATTTTAAGTAATTCTTTTGGACTTAAACTTTGTTTTAAAAAATTTGCTGAACCTGCAAGTATTCTTTTTATTAAACTTGTTTTTGCATTTTGTTGAGTTCCAATACCTTTTGTAAGTTCTTCACTCATATAGTTTTTAGCTTTTGTTAAACAAACATTTGTAGAACCGATTGATTTTAAACCTATACGACCACCATTTGCAACTGCTTGTGCACAATCAGGATCTATTTGTCCTGCAAGTTTTAATAAATCATTTTCAACTTTATTTCTTTCAAAAGTATAAACAGATTCCGGAGTTGCAGCAGAACCAAATTGTTTACCTTCAAAAATATATTTAATCCCTCCCATTTCAGTAGAAATGTTTTTTATTTGATTTTTAAAAAGGTTTTTAGCTTGTTCTATTTTAACTGGATCGTTTCCTGCTCTTTTTAAATTTGCATTGTAAGTCATTTCGGCTTTACCTAAAGCTTGATTGGCTGATTTACTTACGAATTGTACTTTATAAGGATCTCCTTTAACTCCACCTTCTCCCCAATGATGCACTTGACCAGGTGCATAAGGTTTTATTCTTTGTTCAATATATCCTTCTGAAGGATATTTTTTGTATTTTTTATAATACTCTGCTTTGATTGAATCTTCTGCTAATTTTCTACCTTCAAAATTTTTATAAGCTTCTTTTTGAGTAGCATAAGCCGTTGTAGAACGTTGAAAAGTTCCTGATCCGAAAGCATCGTCTACTTGAGTTTTTAAATTATCAAAAGTAAAATTGACTTCTCCTTTTGGAGTTTGTTTATCTGTAAACACAACACTTTTCCAAGCAGGTTTACCATCAGATCCTTTTTTACCCCAGTTTACATTTCCATTTGCATCTCTAGGCCAATTTTTTCTTTGTGATAAATCTTTACCTTCAAAAACTCCTCCCATTTCAAATCTATCCCCTTCACTAGCTCTAAAAAAATTTTTCCATAGTTTTGCTTCTCTACTATCTGTGTGAGCAAAACTGCCTAGTTCACTATTTCTAGTATCTTGACTACGAATAGCATTTGCTAATTTTCTAATTATACTTTCCTTTTCTTGTGCTGATATAGAAAGTTTATTAATATCTCTTAATTCCTCACCTCCCCTTAAAGTGTTTTTTAAAAAATCTTTTTGTTCTTTTAATGTATAACTTTTTATTTTTCTAATACCTATTTCGTTATCTAATCTGTTTATATTTGATCTTGTAAAAGAATCCCCTTGTATAGTTGTAAAACCTCTATCGTTTAATTTTTTAGCAAATTCTTCTTGACCTAAATTTATATTTTCTTCAGCATAACGTAATTTTTCATATTCTGGTTTTATTAAAGCATTTGGTAAATTCGTTTTTATAAAAGTATTTAAATCTTCTTTTAAAGAATTTAATGAAACATCTTTTAAATAATTTTTATTAGTTACTGTTTTATTTTTTTCTATTTTATTACCTTTATATGTTTTATTAAGTCTCCAATAATAATAAGGTTGCCCTTGTCTAATTTCTTTAGTTAATTTAATTCCGGTTGGTAAATCTAAATTAATTTTTTTAACTTGTTCTGGAGTAAAAGATATTCTATCAAGAATTTTTGATTTTGCATAACCAGGTCTTGATCCATCATCACTAGGTTGGACTAACATGCCCCCATCTTCTTTTGGGACACGTTCACTTGGTTGTGAAATATTACTGTACTCTACAATTCTATCGAAAATAGACACGTTATTCTCCTAACAGGTAAGCAAGACCACCTGATGCATATCCACTATAGTCATCTGGAAAATCTGGTTCAGGACCATCACCATACTTACCACCTATAAATTCAGCTGCTTCGTAGTTATCGTCATTAACTTTTCTAACAAGGTCTTTTCTTTTTTTAGATTTTACAATTTCTTTCATGGTAGGACCTTTACCTGTAGCAAATGTTTTTAAGTTAGTTACATCGGATTCTAAAAATGAAATACCGGGACCTCCGCTTTCCCCTATAAATTCTATATCCCCATCTTCAGGACCACCAGTATATCGTGGTTCTGTTTCTACAACATCAAATCTGTCTGCTGGTTTTTTTCCACCAGTTGTTTCATCAGCCATTCCCGGTTTAAATTGCATCATTACAGGTTCTTGACCCATGTTATCTGGTGAATCATATTCTACTCTTATAGCTCCATCATCTAAATCTTGAGTTACGGTAACCGATTCTTGATCATTTAATTTTTTAGTATGAACAATTTCTCTATCTTTGGTTGCAAGTTTTTTAGTAACATCATCTCCTTCTAAAATAACTTTATTAACTAATGCATCAAACCATTCTGGTTTACCTGTAACAGGAGGGGTTTTAACAACTTCTTTAACAACTTTTTTAGTAACTCCTTTTTTACCAGCACTCATTATTCCAGATTTAACTGCCCCAATCCCTGCAGCAACTCCACCCATTAATTTTAAAAAAGCTCTACGAGTCATACCACCTGCTAATCCAACACGACCGCCGTCTTCAAATCTTTCTGCTAATGGACCTGCTGCTCCTATAAATCTTTCAGCGGCACTGCTTAATGGATTTTCTGCATCTAATGCTTTTGCAAAACCTCTAAGTCCAGAACCTGGTTCCATTCTATCAAAAGCTTGACCAGCATCATAAAAAGGACTCATTACTAATGCTCCTGCAGGAGCTAATATATCTTTTACTACTCCTCCTGGTAAATTTTCTACCATATCTTTTGTAGCTCTTATGTTATAATCTTTTTGTGTAGGAGATGTAGCTTTTATATTTTGAAGATTTCCTTCTGGAAATAATGTTTTACCTAATTTATCTACTGCTGAATTTAATGTTAAATCTTCTTCACTATAAACTGGATTTCTAGTTTGATCATATAAACCTTTTAATGCCATCAATATTCCAATAGGAGTTGTACCTATACCTAAGGTAGATGCAATTTTTTGTCCTGCAAGATTTTTTCCTGTATTGATTGCAATGTCTTTTACAATTTCTTTTGGTACAGTGTAATCATACTGTTGACTATCTCTTGCTCTACTGATTGCTTCTTGATGACTACGTTCTTGTTGTGCAGAAACTTTGGATCGATCTGGACCAGGACTAGATTTAGATTTATCATTCTTACCGCCCATGGTATCTCCACCATATCTTAATCCAACACGACCACCTGATGCAAAATCTTCATCCATCATTTTATCAATCATATCTCTAAACTGATCTTCTGTTCCTTTAAACTTACCTTTTCGAACTGCATCAATATAAGCTTTAGTCACTTCATCAGCTGTCTCTTCCATAGGAACATCTGTTTCTTTTGGTGTTACATTTCTTTCAAAGATATGATCTTCTGTATCTTCTAATATTTTCTTAGCTTGTTGTTGATAA